TGACGATAGGGAATACAACAGTTTCAAATGAACCTGATGCATCTGCTACGGCTGCTTCGTTTATCAAATATGACGCTTGGTTTTCGTATAACTGCGCGATATTATCTTTTTGGTGACCTCCAAGACCCTCTAGGAATCCTAGGTCGTCCCATTTTCTAATGGTATCTTCTTTGATAACTCTAAGGTGTTTTAACCCAATGTTACCAACCATACCTGATTCTAATAATGCTCCCATTTTGTGTTTGTTTTAAATTTTTATTTATTATTTTATTTTTTGCATCAAATCTTTCATTCTTTTGAACTGAGGATTTTCATATGCTTTAGCTTCTGAAAGAACCTGAGTTGAACTTGAACTTGGTGCGGATGTGATTTTCTCAACCACCGATTCAGAAATTGGTTTTTTAGTTCCTAATTCGGTTTTAATTGTACTATACAAATTTTTAGATTCTTTCAAGGTTGAGATTGTGTCGAATCTTTTTAAGATATTTAACTTTTCTTGTCTGGTTGTTGATGATTCAGTAAACAAACGAGTAGCGTAAGCTAAATTAGCGTTGAATACTGCAACTTCGTTTAACTTTTCTTTGAATAGAACAAGAGCTTTCTTGTATTCTCCGTTTTGTTTTCTAAGTTTAGAAACTTCTTCGTTAATTTCATCACGTTTATTTCCAGCTTTGTACATGGTTTTACTTTTGATTCCACCATGGTAACCATTACCTATTGTACGTGCCGATTCTTCCATTTCTTCCTCTTTAGCGTTATCATCTGAGTCATCACCATCAAGTTCAATTTCGTATACAATTTCTTCATCGTCGTCATCGAAATCGTCGTCGTCGTCATCATCATCGTCGTCAGGTTTTCCGTACATATCAATAAGGTTTTCATCGTACATGTCTTTCATTTTCTCAATGGTTCTGTCTGATTCTTTTTGTGATATAAGATTATCAGAAACAGCTTTTTCGACCATATAAGATAAAAAGTTTTCAGCGAAGTCATATGCGTCTCCAAAATCTGATGGGTCAATTTCGTTAGATATTTCATCAAAATAACGTCCCCAAATAGACTTAATTAATGAACGATTACCTTTAGATGATTCATTACCGGTCGAATCATATTCGGAAATTTCATCTTGCCAACCTTCAAAAACTGGACCTTCCTCCATTCCGTCTTCATCATCTAACTTAATGATATATTCATTATCGCCATCTGAGAATTCGATGTCGTCACCGTCTTTCTTAACAATAATACCATCTTCAGGACTCATAGCTTTAAATATTTTTAAAACTTCTGAATCACTTGCTGAAGACATATCAACAACGTCATCATCTCCACCCATATCAGTATCGTCCATGTTGTCCATATCCATGTTATCCATGTCCATGTCTTCCATATCTTCCATATCGGTATCATCTGAATCCATCGAATCGATGTCTTTTGATGTATCATCGTCAGAATCTTCTGACTCATCGTTATCAAGACCTTCTTCATTATCGGAATCATCCGACATATCATCTGCTGTCTTTTCTTTAGGTTCAGGTTGTTCTTCAACATCCATCTCCTCATCTTCCATAGATTCTTTTAACAAATCGTTTAGTTCTTGTTTCATGGTTGAAGCAAGTATACCTTTTGCATTTGCTTTTACTGCCTCTTCAAGAGTTTGTACTTGAAGTAACGCTTGTTCTAAAATTGATTTTTCGTTCATTTTGGAAATTTATTTTATATAAATATTACGTTAATGTAAAAAAATACATTTTATAACATTATAATTTAAAAAAATAATTATTTACTAAGAAAAGAATCTAATTTATTCATTAGATTTTTCATTTTATCCATATCTTTAGGTTGTTCTTGGATGGATTCTTGATACTGGTCTCTATCTTTTAGGTCACTAAATATATAGGCTCCCGGAGTTGATGGGGAGGATACTAAGTCAAAACATACGATTTCATAATCTTCTTGTACTATGTTTTGTCCTTTAACATTTTTAAGTGAACCAACACCTCTAGATGATATACCAAGAGTCGCACCATTCATCAATAACATTGCGGCTTGGTCACCTTTAGTACTTACTATTCCCATTTTTTTCCAACCCGGAGATGTGAATAATTTTATTTTACCCATTAACATCTGACCATCCCACCACGTTTCAAGGATAGAATGTGAAACTCTATCCAAATCAATAAGTGAGGATGTGGGGTGGTTTAATTCATTTAACGCACTACCTTTTTTAATAAGAGTTTGATACTTTTCGTTTTCTCTTTTTAGAATTGCTTCAGGATATATTCTACCGTTTTTATTCGGTGTATCATATTTTTGTAAAACAGCAAAAAGAATTAAATCCTGAGAGAAATCTAAATCTTTCATCTCGGATAAAATCCTTTGATTATCTTTTGGAGATATATAACCAGCGTCGTATTCTATTAATAATTTTCTACCGTCTTTAAACGTATACTCTTTTTCCATATTAATAAATATCCGAATGTGTGATTAATTCTTATTTTCGAAGAAATTAAATAAACTTTTCTCTGTGAGAATGGTATCTATTATATTTTTTGATAGATTGAATATGGTATCTTTTACTTCATTTGACCTAACATCAAATTGTTTGGTAACATATAATGTTATTTCCAAATCCATGAAAGACTTTTTATTTGTCTTTATTCCATTTGTTTTTATATCTAAATCAACAATAGATTCTGGTTTAAAAAACTCAGAATTCAATGTATAGATATTTTCTTTTATTTTTCTTCTTGACTTTAATATTATTTTATCAAAGTCACAATTTTCTTCCAATGGTTGTGTCCATGAATTTAATTGGACGTATATTGTTTTTAAATTCTTAAAATCAACTGTACCATATCCTAATTTAACGTTGTTGTGGACACCAATCGTTATAAATTTTCCTTTTTTCATTTTTTATTTTCATACTTACATAATTTATGGTGTGTATAAATTATACACAATAAATTTAGTAAAACAAAATAATTTTTTTAAATAAGAAAATTAAATAAAAACAATAAGTTTGTGATGGTTAAGATAATTAAACAATTAATCCGTTTTTAAGTTCAGTAAGTTTGTAGTAATTATATTTTGTTATTTCCGATTCATTTATATCAATTTTAACCTTTTTTAGTTTTTCAACCATCACATCATCAGTTGACTCACCTAATAAGTTTTCAATTTTTGAATTAAGTTCAGTTCTAGCCAAACTCATTTCATTAATTAATTCTTCATTTGACATTGACATAATTTTACTAAATGTTTCTTTTTGTTCTTCATTTAAAAAATCTGTAAATTTAGTATTAAAGTTACCCACCAATACTGTGTTTAATAAAGTGTGGTTTTCAAATTGAACAGTTGATTCTTCTTTCTTAACGGATTTTTTTGTTGTTAGAAATTTAATAAAATTTTCTCTTGCGTTAATCTTTTTAGAGATATTATGAATGTTATTATCTTCAGATAAAATATCTAAACATTCATATAGTTCATTACTTTCAGAAACCACATCCTTTAATAATTTATTTAAATCTTTACAGTCACCCGCGATTAATTTCATTTTATTAATAAAATATGGTTCTAAAGTTTCAACATATAATTTTGCTAAATCTTTATTTGAGAAATACATATTTTCCATTTCTTCATAGAAATTATGAACATCGACCAAATTTTGGTTTGATTTTAATTTTGTGATTAGGTCTTTTAACTCATTTTTATTTCCTGAGTTATAAGATTCAGTTAACTTAGTTAACATTTTTGATTTTATTTCACCGAAGTTTGACATTTTTTTATTGATTTAATATATCTTTTAATTTATTTTCTATTTCATAAATATTCTGTTGCGCTTTATCGTAATCAAATAAATCATTTAATTTATTATCATCACCCAATAAACTTAGAATATTGTTCTTTTTTGTTTCATTTTCACTTAATGGTGATTCACCTCCCGATGGTGGAGGTGGTGGTGCTCCACCCATATCGGCACCCATTGCTCCACCTTCAGGTGTTTCTCCACCCAAAGTTCTTTCACTTTCTGGTACACCGTATTTACTATCTACATCATCAAATACACCAGAACGTTTAATAACATTTTGAGTGTTAGTTAATTCAAATCCTATTGCTCTTTCGAGTCTTTGTTGTTGTAAATCTAACATAACTTCAGAATCACTCATACCTAAGATATTTTTCTTAGCCCAAGTGTGAGATACCGGAAGAATACCAACTTGAGATTGGTCTGATGTTGCATCTTTATATAATTGTACTTTTTCTTTCCATTGTTCAATTCTTAATAAATCAGATTGTGCCGATGGATTTGTTAACGATAATGAAAAATTATTTAATTCATCCTCTAAACCAAGAAGGTAAAGGTGAATCAACGCTATTTTATTTAATTCTTGAACTAATGATTTTTGGATACGATTAATTGTTCTTGCGAAACGAATATCCATCAATGCTAATGTTTTACCGTCACCAACAACCTCCTCAAAACCTAAGAATGCTTTAGGTATTCTTAATGCTGCCAACATTTTCTTTTGTATGTATTCAATATCCGCAATTTCACCTAAGTTTTGTGCTCCCGGTAACGTTTCAATTGGACTTGTTTGAGCGGCATCACGAACAGGAATGAAAAAATCTTGGTCTACTGCCATTTGATTGTATCTCATATCCACTTGTCCGTTTCTTGAATCAACTACTTGGTCTCTTTTGAATTTATTAGCGACACGTTGTACGTACGCTTCAATATCCTTATCATCCATGTTACCAACGAATACTTTGAATACACGTCTTTCGGGTGCTCTTGTTGTTCTATAAATCAACATAGCATCTTCCGCAAGAAGCAACTGTTTCCAAATTCTTCTAATTTTATCCAACATAGATGTACCATAAGGTAATTTTCTATCGTCACCTAATAATCTAAAGTGAGCAATTTCCCATGCTTGAAATTCGATATCTTTGGTTTTCCAATTAAATCTCAATTCTCTTGATGGTAAAGTCATTGAACTTTGTTGACCCGGTGATTTTGCTTCTTTTCCCTCAAGTCTTTCAATCTCAACATTTGGTAATTGTTGACATCCAACAATACCTTTTTCTGGGTCTATTTTTAAATAAACAAAGTCGTCACCATACTTGCACATACCTCTCGTCCACATCTGTAGATTGGTGTTTAAGTCTAATCTATTTTTAAATAAATCTTCTAAAATTTCTTTAACTCTTGTTGATTCTGAAAATATGGTAATAAGTTCACCTTTTTCGGATAGTGTTGTTGATTCTTCAGCATAAATGTCAAGTGCTGCCGATATCTCAGGAGTAAACTCCATACTTTCGTAATCATAATATGCGGACATTCTGGTTGGTTCATAATAAACCGATTGATTATATAGAGATTGGTCTAATTTAGTCCATTTATCTGCAATATAATTTGACTGTTGTGCTTGTAATAAACTTTTTTCGTATTCTTCTCTACTACTTGTTTTTAGTATCTCGTCTTTATTAAAATTATAAGACGGAGTGTCTTCAGGTTTCACCTTATTTGGATAACCAAACATTTGTGTGAGTCTCTGAAATACTGTTTTATTGTCTGTTGTAGCCATGTATATAAATAGTTTTGATTTAGAATATAAGTATTTTAATTATTATAATAAAGGATTATCGTTTTTTACCAAACAACCATGAGTATTCTTTATATTGTTCCTTTGTTGCACTATTTTGTTGTGGAAATGCCGGATGGTTATCCATACCCATAGAACCAATTTGGTCAAATGCTGTACCATAAGAATAAAAAGACTTATTTGGTTCATACGTTCTTTCGGTAACTGTCCACGATTCCAACATCGCTTTATTTGATGCTTCACTTCTTTGTAATTGATTAAAACACATATCTCCAGCATAAAGTGCCATTGATAAACTCATTATTGAATCATCATGGGCTCCCTTCATGTGGTCAGGTCTACCATTCATGTAAACAAAGGTGTTCAATTCATTTAATAAACGACTTGACCTAACTAAGAAACCTTTTCTAAGTTGTTCTTCAAATGCTGCAACAATTTGTGTTCTTTTATTGTTAAAATTCAATCCCGGAATTTTCTCCATGGCTTTTGAATTGTATTCCCATATATTTTTAGTGTTAACCCCATCAATATAAAGATTCTTGTAATTTAATTCTTGTAATTTCCTTGATGTCGCAACACCCATACCTCCGGTGATATCAATTACAATGAAGGCATCATATAATACACCCCATTTATATGCAACGGACGCTAAATCATCGGGTGGTATTTTACCGATATATTCGGCGACCTGTTCTCTATCATCAAAATCAACTATATTAATTGAAGAAAAGTCCTCACTATCTCCCCTACTTACGTCCACACCCATAATATATCTGTGACCTTGAATAGGTTCTTTCCAATGCCAAAATGTACCTTGCATGTATTTTTCCTTTGGTACTCGAATCATATTCTTTGCAATATTTTCCTGTATTTCACCTGGAATAACACCATCTCCTGAACCTAAAAAGTCACACTCTAATTCTTGTGCAATTTTTCTTCTATCGTATTTGAATTTTTTAGACATGGATTCAAACCATGACGAATAGGGTTTATAACCTAATTCGTGTAACTCTTC